CAGACTTATTCAACACGTCAGAGCGTCCATGGGCAAAACTCATTTGCTTGGCAACACCATATCCAAGGAATGGAACTTCATGCATGAAAACATTCTGAAGATTATTGGTTTCGTCATGTTGGAGCAAGCTCTCCAGAAAGCCGAGATGCACAAGCTCATGCCAGAGATATCCAAGATCACTTTCAACGGAGGAAAAATTCCCTTTTTGACCAGACACTTCAGGTGGAGGTGGCGCAGAGCAGTTAGAGTGATTTCGAACTTCTTCTTGAAACCGAAACTCCTGACCGTCATAGAGCAGTACAAGGATTGGCAGCCGAAGGCCACCTTCGCCCTGTTGGAAACATTGGACTCCAAAGAGACAGCCGTTTTTGAAGCCTCAAGAAGGTATCTCATGTATGTCGGTGGCCCCACTTGGCAAGAGTCCTTGAAGGAGTTTAAGAATACCTATGTGCCTTACGACGGTGCCAACGGTGAAGGTTTGCCCAAGTCACAGGTCAAGATTGGTCACTTTGTCAGCTTGTTCAAAGGCGTTTCGGTGTTGCACCTGGGTGCAGAGCCAGGATACATGATACCTGCGATCGCTCACGTCGACTGCGCCCGACTGGATGTGGCCCTTTTTCTCAATCACTTCGTTCCGGTCTGGGATGATCTGCGAGGGTGGACTTGGAAAGGGCAAGAGCCGGACATTCTCAAGATCCACAAGTGCAACCTCGTCCCTGATAAGCCAGTCTATTTCCACAAGGTGGTTAGCCCCTTTGACCTCGAAGAGCTTTACGCGGGTCACGAGTACGTGTTTTCAGACATAGCTTGTTGCAATGGCATGTGCTGCAACATCACCGGGAAAGCCCTTTGTCCCAACCCCTTGCTTTGGCTTAATTATTGGGTGCACTTCGTGTGCGACAGCAAAATTAAGGTGATCTGCAAAGTTAACACATCTCAATTGGAACAATGGTGGAACGTACTGGAGCAAAAAGGTAGTTTTACTTACAAGATATTCGACAAGCACGTTAGCACAAACCCGATGTCTTATGAAAGATACGTGCTTTTGACCCCCACTCTGTTGCCCAGGATGTTCAAGAACTACAAACTGCACGCCTTCAAAGACTTGTTCTCTCAGCAGAATAGGTTGTGGGGTTCTTTCGCTACCTATTTTGAGGACACAATCGAGGAGGAAGCTCCTTCGACGGAGGGTGTCGAAATAGAAGACCTGGTCGAAGAAACTGCTCCTACGGTTAGCTCCATACCGATGATCGAACCTGCCCCCAAAATTGACGGTATCCGTAGCGGGGAACCGCTAGTGAAGCGAGAATCTTTGGTCGAAGTGGACAGATGTGCCTTCTGCGGTGTGAACTTGCATTGCGGGGCCTTTTGTTCCAACTGCGGGTCTGAGAGATGCACTCTTTTTGTACCTGAAGTGCCACTCGTTCCTGACGAAGAAGGCGCCGACCCGCGACCTGCCAGTTTGCTAGACATGAGGCCGATCATCGAGTTTAGCGTCAAAGCCCCGGAAGTGATGAGGCTGAACATTCCTAGTGAATTCGCTCCTTCGGCTCCGCCTGGGACCAACTCAGAGCTGGCGGGTCTCGTTCAATTCGAGGCCCCCACGGAGTTTGTTGCACCCGTCTCGGAGAGTCCTCAGTCACCCGACGAGAGTGCCCCGGTCGCGGCTCCCGATGAAAAGGATGATAAGATCATGAGGAGAGCGAAGCGTATGGTGAATCTCTTTTCCAACTTGCTCGGAGCGGCCAAACTTGACGTGTTGGACGTGGGTTGCGGTGACGGTAGAATGACTCAAGCGCTGTACGAGATCACCAGCAGGCTGGGATGTTTGAATTCGTTTGACGCCTGCGATATAGTGGACGTTAGGTTCTCCTCCGTCACTGATTGGCATTTTAAGTTAGCCGACGATGTTCTTTGCGGGAAGAAGCTTTACGACGTCATTGTGTTCAGCCAGAGCGCACACCACATAGAGCATAGAGACGAGCTTGACCAGTACTTGCGTAAAGTCAAGATAGGAGGTTTCGTGGTCTTTAGGGAGCATGACTATGACCCGAAGATCGAACATATCATCGAAGCCGCGCACGTGCGTTATAAGGATGACTCTCTCAGATTTTGTGCGTCCTTCGAAGAGTGGAACCTTTACATGTTGAAGAGGGCGTTCACAAGCATAGCGAGAATCGCGGATGAACCCAAGAAACAGAGGGTTGAGCTTTGGCTGTACCAGGCCAAGGTTTCTCACGCCCAGCAGTCTTTGGTCAACCTGAATGTTGCCAGAAAAGAAGCTGACTTGAAAGCTACTCCTCTTGAATGCATGAAGCTCGAAGAAAAGGATGGAGCCTTGAAGATAGTCAGAGTTGATCCTCCAGTGGCCAATTACGGTATCAAGGCGGATCCTGACGCCGTCAAGAGATTTGGAGGTACCAACCTAGCTAAGCTTATGGCTCACTGGCTTCCATGCGATATCGACGGTTCGCAAGGACTGTGTGTGTTTAAGTCAATAGCGGCTGTAAAGTTGGGTAGGGCTGAATGCTACAAAGAGTTAGAGGTGCATTTTCCAGGCATTTTGTGCAGGCACAAGCCCGGAGACGGAGTCACCCACGAAGCGTTTGTTCACATACTCACTAAGGCAGGGATCCCTTTTTACGACGACTTGGGTAAGACCGCAAACATCCCTGATTCCAAGGTAGCGAAGAAGAGCTTGGGTGCGATTATAATCACCATGGTCAATGGAGTCATGCATGCCGACGTCATGATGCAACTCAAGGGGGACTCTAAAGGGCATTTGTGTTCCTATGTGCCTTACCTGAGGAAGGCCCCGGTCTTCTTGGTGAAAAGCATGAAGTATCTGCAAGTGGACATATCCTCATTTTCCACTTTTCATGGGCAAGACATCAACACTAGGGTTTCTGAATACGTGATGCGAAACCTGGAGGCCGTGAGTGAGGCCATGTATGCAGCGCATCAGGTTGCTGCCGATTCCTGTCTCAACTCATCATGTGTGGCCTTGCCAGACCGGAACCCTCTCGCCTTCTTTATGACTGGGGTGCCTGGTGCATGCAAGACCGAAGTAGCTTTGAGTCTCATAAAAGATCAACTGGACTCCGACAGACCCCACAGCGTGTTGGCTATCTGTTCTAGCAACCCCGCCAAGAACGAATTGATTGAAAGGTTCCAAAGGAAATTCACCAACAGCAGAGAACCTCTGAAGAATTCCTACAAGTTGGGCTTTTACTCCAAGACTTACGCGATGGCTATAGCTCCCAAGAACTTGAGGGATGGGAAAGACAAGAAAAAAGCTCGAAGTTCAGAACAATATCCAATTCCGAATCCTCTCTTGAAGCTGGTGATAGTCGACGAATGTTACACCTATCCGATCTATTACATCCAATATCTCGCCAAGATTTTCCCGAATGCTAAATTCGCTTTCATAGGCGATCCAAAGCAAATGACTCAAGAGATAGGGGATGACGTTACCAGCGCTATAGAAGCAGAGCGGATGCAGATGACCATTTTTGCAGACACACTGGGAATTCACAAAAGGCCGCAATATGACGGACATTTCCATTCGAATGTCTCTAGGAGATTCGGCCCATTCGTTTGCCACATGGTCACCGCACTCGCAAAACGCATGCATGAGAAGTTGGAAATCTACTGCGACAACATGAAAGAATTCAAGCTTGAAAAGCGTCACAAGGGAGATATCAACGAACTGGCCTCTTCTTGTTGGACCATGGTGGCTTCTGAAAAGAATTTCTTCAAATTGTCAACTGTTCGCACCGTCCACAATATTAGAAAGAGTCAAGGATTGTCCCAACCCACAACTGCTGCTGTGTTTGACTCCACCACTTGCTCCATGATGACCAGGTACTTTAGCTCGGCTTACGTTATGCTGACTAGAGCGCAACACAAATTCATTGCCCAGATATTCGACCAAGCAGAGTGGATCAACCACAAGGTTGATCAAATAGTGGACGAGAAAAGCTACACAGTGTTAGTCACCAAATATGTGGGCGGCCACTATATCTGTCCAAAATTGCCAGATTACGTGGACCCAGACTTCGTGGAAGAGTTGATGATCAGAAAACCGCACAGCCAGTATCCCACTGAGGTCAATCACTTGAAGATAGAAAAGTACCCGCCAGTGCCTCATTTGCCTTTTAACATGGCCGAGTTGTCCTGGATGGGTGAACTGGAGTACGGGAATACAAAACTCCGATATGAGGCCAAGCTGGACAACCCAGGGCCCATAGCCGTGAACTTGGAAAAGATGAAAGGGAAGACGACTGAAGTCAAGCTGCTCTCTGAGACTTCCTTCGGTAATCAGCAGTCCTCGAGTTCGAATTTTCAGCAGGTGGCAACCATGGCTCACAGGATGCATGTTGCTTCAGTTTGCAGAGGCAAGGTGAAAAAACATGGGTATCCTGCTTCGCGTATCCAACAAATGATGTTTGACAGCGGTGTTCTTGACAGGACGAAGTATGAAGAATACATGACCATGCCTTGGATCAATCACTTCGAAGTGGAAGCTATAAATGAGTTCAAAGCGGTTCTGAAGCTTCCCGAACACGACTATCTCATGACCACCAGAGACTTCATGTACAAGGCCACTTACACAGTCAAGAACCAAATTAAGGCGAAGTCTATGGAATCTGTTGTCGCTCAGAAGCCAGGTCAGCCACTGATAGCTGGGTCTAAAGCGGTCAACCTCATTTTCAGCCCCATGTTCCGAGTCATGAAGAAGTTGATGCTCAAGTGTTTGAATCCCAAAATTATCTGGTATTCGGGAATGACACCTCAGCAATTGGCTGAGTTGTGGGGCCATGAGTTATTTCCCTTCATAGATATGACTGATTACACTGAATTTGACGCCTCTCAGACAGAGGAGACGAATGAAGGGCAATTTCTCTTCTGGCTCTTATTCAACCCGTATGGCTACATGTTGGACGAGTATTTCATGTACGTGAATGGTCTGTTCGTTATTTCCGAAGTCCTGTCGTTCTGGGTGCTTGGGCAAAGGCTCTCAGGCTTCCCCGACACCTTTGACGGCAACACGTTGAAGCAGCTCAACGATTTGGTGATAAGTGGATGCAAAGGACCCTATGGAGTCAGGTTCATGAGCGTCATTGCCAAGATAGTCATCGGTGGCGACGATCGAGGAATAGGGTCATATGTGCAAGCGGATACTATATTCGAGACCAGTTGGTTAGAAGAAATTTTATACGCAAATTTGAAAAGATGCACTGTCACGCATGGAGTGCTTGAGTTTAGTAATTGGATTATTGCTTTGGGCATAGCTGTGTACAATCCGCTGTGTGCTTTTAAGAAAATAAGAAATAAAGATTACACGCTAGCCCTGAGCTCCATAGAGAAGTGGGAAGAGTACATGGACTCTTGGTCAGTGATGAATCAAGGTTTCAGGAAGGATTTCTTCCCTGCAGTAAGAACTGCAGCAACCTTTCTGAACGAGTCTGAGACCTTTGTGGAATACATGTTCAGAACTTTGGATTCATTTGCGTGCCTTTCATACAGCACTGCCAAGAGGGTACTCAAAACCATCGACGTCACTATGGAAGATTTTCACTGCGGAGGCGTTTTTGCAAATATTCAAAACAAAAACAATCACCAACTCAAACAATCATCAATGTCAACTGCAGCACACTATGGAGGAACAGGGAATCCCATCAACGAGGTACTCGAGATCGTCGCAGTCGACCCCAAGGTGTCTAACCCCTCCGTTGATTATGTTGCTAGCGGCCCTGATCATATGCGTACTTTTTCTTGCAGAGTTGTGGGCAACTGCTACGGCAAACCACTGGTGGCGACCGGACATGGTAGGACAAAAGCGGACGCCAAGCGCGTGGCGTTCGATTTTTACCTGGACAGGATCAAGGCGGCCATGAAGGAGACAATGAGTAATCTCATTGGCTCCCCCAGGAGGTCCGGACAGGAGGAAGTCACTGCTGAGAACAACAGAGTCTCTGTGCAACAGTTTTTGAAAGAGTATGACAGATCGACTAGCACTAATGGTTCAGTGTTGCCCAAAACCCTCGAGATGCTCGCCGACGGTGGAGAAAACGTTACCGCTCAGCAATATTTCAACACTATGACCATCCAAAGAGCGAGCGACATACCATGGCTTTGCTGCGAATGCCAACACAAGAACGGCATGGGTAGGGATTCAGCCATCAAGGATTTTAAGCTTTGGGCCATGTGCAAGAAGTGCGGCTCAAATGTTATGGATCATTTTGCAACCGGGCTCTTCTGGAGGGTGGCGGATGATTATGACACCTACAAATGGATCCCGAAATTTGGAAGCCCCGCGGTCGAAGTCAAACTGGTAAATCAGAAAGGGCCTCGCACTAACAAAGGCAAGAGACCTAAGAAAGCCGCTCCTCAACTGACCAAGAAGGCCATGAAGAAGAAGCTTAAGGCTTCAACTTCCCACAGGTCTAGATTTCAGGCTCACTACAAGGCCAAGAAAATCAATTCGAGCAAGAGGCTTTCTAAACGAAAGTTGACCAACGCTGAACGAATAGCTGCCTCCATCTCGTTGCCTGGATCGGTTGCACCGGTCAGAATTGAAGGAGGGTTTGATGACCTCGAAACTGCCGTGGCGGAGCCATATACCATAGAGTCTTTGAACATGAACACGGTCAATGACACCAGGATAGCTGCCGATGATTTGGCCCCTTCAGAATCAATGGTGTTCTTGACCCATAATCCGGGCAAGGCCATGATACTGCGGGACGTGAAGGTCGGAGCCGGATCCACAGATTGTCGATATGAAGTTTTTGGGACCTCATTTGATACCTCGATAGACCCTGACTCTTTGCCAGAAGTGGCTCCCGTCTTCACCTTCAGAGTAAATGACGATACCAAAGTGCCTGCACCTTTATGCTATTCCAAGCCTCATGTGGACTCGGTTTGGAACCCTCACGGCCCCTTGCTTTTCTGTTTCAGGCTGGGTTCGAACCCCGATTACCGATTGATTCCACTCACTAAAGGGATGAAGCTTCGCCTTACCGTTACCAACATTTCAGGCTCGGTCACTGCCGGTTCCGTCGAAGCCATAATAGACAAGTTGAACGGCGAAAAATTGAAACCCGTGGGCAGCTGGACAGTTCCTTTCAATGTTGCTGAAGGTACGCAGTACTTCTACAGTGTGTTGGAGACCGGTTATTATACACTTGGCTACAAACCGAACGAATTTGATGGGCCTTGGTCCGCCAGATTTGCCGTGGACTTCTTTAACGAAGGTGCAAATAGCATCTGGGGCCATAGGTGCATTGAAGGGTTGGTCAACAACATAGGCGTCTGTGGTTTACCCAGAATACTCAGTGCTGGCTTGACCATTACTAACACCACCGCACTTCTGAATCGTGAAGGCTTCATCAGAGGAGTTCAAGTGAACGGTGACAAGCACTGGTTCGAATATGTCACTGACTTTGACAAGGCATTCAGAGGTAAAAATTGTCAGACAGGCAAAGGTGGAGTGAATGGTTTCTATGGGTGGCTTCATCCTCCAGGTGCGAATTACTTGGAGTGGAAAGACACCTTCAGAACTAATCTCAATGGCGACCTTCTGGATACTTTTGCACCGGTCGAAAGTGAAGATGCTTTTACCATGATAGGGATCAGGATGCCTGACACTGCAGCAAGAAGCTTCGAGTTCACTTGGATCACCGGCATAGAGTACCAAACGAACGACACTTGGAGAGTTACGGAAAAACCCAGGTACACCGAACGAGACTTCGAAGCAGCCGTGAGAATTCTCAGGAAAGTGCCGAATTTCAGCGAGAACCCTACACACATAGCCGAGTTCTGGGCCTCGATCGTTAATGGTGCCAAGACCTTCCTCACCAAGGCCGGTGAAGTTGGTGCAAAGATAGCACACGTCGCAGAGATGTCCGCCCCACTCTTAGCCGCTTTGGCGTAAGAGCAAGAACAGTGTCTTTTGAAGTTACACTATAATCAAACTTCGTATTTCTCAGTCTGAAACACGGCTGAGTTTGTCGAAAGACTAATGGTTCTCATTTAGCCAGAAATTGATATGACAGTTTTCTTTTTAATTCGCTTAGCGTGCGTTCACTTTGTGCGCAGTTAGTTAGTTTTGGG